GCCTATTCTAGGCCGTAGATAGCACCACAACCCAGTGGGTTACGTACTTCCAGAGTGGTTTCTTCAACCATCATACCGACAGTTGAGTCACCTTTCTGGCCTACGTCTACCTCTGCAAGAGGACGCAGAGTAGCAATGTTGAACCACATTGGATCATAGATCAGGGCTGAGAAGTTAGCTAGGTCAGTTACACCTGCACCAGAGTGAGCAACGTTGTTGTCACCTGTAAATGCATAGTTGTTTGACAGACCCATAATGTAGTTAGGAACTACCATGATGTCGCCAAAGTCTGACATGTATACGTCTACTGACTGACGGAGTTTACCGTCTGCGTCAATGTTACGGCGTACACCTGAATCGCCAACCATCAGGTCAGAGAAGTCACGGCGAAGCTTTGGTGAAAGCATAATCTTAGTAGCTTTACCACCTTCTTCGTAGATCTTTTGCATAACGCTATCGATGTTAGCCAATGCCAGTGGATCACGGTCAGGAGCAGTAGTTGAGCCTGCAATAGTAGAACGGGCTACAGCAGTACCATCTGCGTCTGAACCAGCACCAGTTGTTGCGGCTGAAGGAGCCTGGAATTCACCAACGTAGTCAACTGTTGAAGCTGAGTTGATAAATGCCTGATAACCACCAGCAGAACGTGCAGTATTACCCTGTACGCCAACTGCAGCTGATACGTTCATTGAGTGAACCATATCAAACTCAACGTCACGGCGAAGTTCAGTACCACGCTTTTTCAGCTGATATGCATACTCATCAGCAATACCAGCTTGATCTACAGCACGACGTGTGCCTGATACAGCAATGGTCTTACCGTTAATCTGAGTGTAGTTACCCAGACGAGTACGGGTTGGGCCGCTTTCAGCAAACTTAGCACCTACAGCTGGAGTGGTTGTTGCGCCACCAGCAGCTGGCTCAAGGTAATCTGTACCTTCAGGGATACGAGAAGAACCTGGAGCTTCCAGTGTGTCTGTCTGCCATTCGTGATAAATAGCGGTTGCTTTAGTCTTGCCAATTGAAGACATGAAAGGGGTTTCATCACGAGTAATCATTGTGATGAAGTTAGCGAGATCCTCGCGTTGTGAAACATCTTTGTCGCTAGCGCGTTGTGGACCCTGCGGACCACCTACGCCACGAACACCAAGAGTTGTAGCCATAATAAATACCTCCTAACGGTACTAAAGATTTAAAGAGCGCGATGCAAGTCCACGTAGGAAGTCCATTTGTTCTGATTCAGAAGCATTTCCGCTAAGTGTTTTCTGTCGTAGAGTTTCAGTAGCTTCACTTTTCTTTTTAGAAACAGATTTAGCTTTTTTAACTGGAGCTCGTTTAACAGTTGCAGTCTTTCGTTTAGCTGCACCTTTACTAACACCTTGTTTAAGTCTGCGGAAATCATCAACAAATTTAACAATAATAGGATCTGTTATTGTATCAAGTACTTCAGGTGAAATACCTTCTTCAATAGCAAACTCTCTAATTGCCATAGCAGTCTCTTCATTAAAGTCAGGAATTAGAGTAGGGATAGTTTCATTAAAATGATTTAACTGTTCTTCCCAATCTTTATTTTGTTCTTCTTCCATACGAGCTTCAACTTTCTTAATAATATCTTCGCGCTTATTTCTAGCTTCCCAATATTTCTTTTGAACCTGCTCTCGTTTATCCTTCAATTCATTGACTTCATAAGTATCACCTTCTTGTCGAGCCGTTTCAATTTTAGACTCAATATCGTGATACTCTTTTGCTAATGTTTGTTCTTCAGAATATAAGACTGCAGAAGACGCTTGAGTAATAGTTCCAATCTCTCCGAGTTTAACTTGATACTCTTCTTCTGCTTGTTTTCTTGCGTCACCTAATTCACGACCCTTCTTTGAAAGATGTTGTTCAGTAGAGTAACCTTTAATAAGATCACCAAAAGATACTTGCATATCTTCGCCATCTACTTTGATAGCGACCATAGCATCTAAGTCAAGATCGTCCGTAGTAAATAAATCAACTTCTTGGGTAGCGTCTTCCGAGGCATCCTCATCTGTTTCATCTACTTCTTCGTCTTCTACTTCCTCTTCAACTTCTTCAGTATCGTCTTCCTCTGATGACTCTGGGTCTTCTTCATCAGATTCTTCCGTGTCAACTTCAGGTATTTGTTCTTCGGGTAAAGACTCTCCATCTAAGAACGCAGTGTTCTGGAGAATGTTATCCAACAAAGCCGCTTCAGTTTGACTATCACCTACAGCGGTAGAGTCATCCATAGGGGTAGAGTCTACGTTTGCTTCGGTATTATCCATAATTAAGCCTCCTTCTTCTTAGCAGGTTGCTTGTTTGAATTCTGTTTAGCAGTATAATATTTCTTTAGCTCAATAAGATTGAGTAAGTCTTGTGCATTAATCTTAACTTTACCACCGCTACGAATTGAATCGTATTCTAGTGTGTTAAGCATAACATCAATATTATACAAAATTTTATCGTAATCAATTTTCCTCATTATTGTCCTCCTTAATATGTGGAATGTTCTTACCGTACATTTCAAAGCCAATAAGCTTTTCTTTTACGCTACCTAATGCCATTGCAGCCGCATAAATAAACTCTCTAGTTTTAGTTTCATGCGGTTCTGACTTTAACCATTCCACAAAATAATCTACAAGTACTTCACCATACGCTTCATCAAAAAACTCATCTCGTTCTTTAGCAGCGAAGTGGCCCTTAACATGAGCCCTTCGCGCTAATTCTTCAGGATGTATTTTATGTTTACCGTATGATTTACTATTACCCAGCCTCTTCTCGGCTGACTCACGGTATTTTTCCATCATTTATCCTTGTTGTATTACTTGCCTAGCTAACATTACTATCTGATCATAATTGGGGTGTTCTGGAAGTTCAGCACCTTCTTTGGTTGCTTTAATAGCCAGGTCAGCCCACTCTTGGAAGTGCCTATCAATAGATACAGCAAGCTGTCTAGAGTTATCATCCATAGTATTTTTAGCTTGTGCTTGAGTATAACCAACGTTTGCTTCTGCCAATGCAGTATCAGCCTCTGCTCTACGCTGTTTAATCTGTTGTTCAGCTTGAGCCATTTCAGATTGTTGTTGAATTGCCTCTGCTGCTTTTTGTTTAAATTCATCCGTAGTATAATCTTCAAGGAAATCATTACTATCTAGATTCATGGCTTCAATAAGTTTAGTTGCTAGTACTGCAGGGGCTTCTGGCCTAATAACCATGCCTGCACCTTGCTGATTAAGCGAAGGTAATATTTCAGCACCAACTTTAGATAGCTTTTGAATTTGATTGCTATTAGAGTTTTCTCCAATATCAAGTAATATCTCAACATCCATCTTAGAAGGAAGATCAGATATATTAATAGTGTTATATACACCATCTTGATAGAAGTCCTGATTACCTTTCATATTACTTTTCATAGTTTCATATATGCCAGCAATAAGCCGCTTGAACCCAGTCTCCGCAAATCTACGCGCGATATGCTGGATTCTTTTCTGAGCAGCAGATTGAACTGCACTCAGTTTTTGTTCAGAGTTACCTGAAACATAGAGCGTGTCGTTAAGACCTTGTGCGGCTTTCGACATACCTGTTGCTTGTTCTTTAATTGTTTGTAAGTGTTCAAGCAACGGAACTGTACCTGTAGAAATAGTTTCTGGTGGTAGAGACTGTACTGCTGCAGTAGGATTACCATTAGTAGGGATAATCTGTTTAGGGCGCATATTTTGTAATGCGCTAAAGTCTACTACATTAGGGTCTGCTAGCTTCGGGGAATAATTAGTCAGATACGTATTTTCTACAAAACCTCTTAAAATAGCTGTACTTGCTAGAGTACTACTCCGAGCAAAGTCAGCCATTGATAAACCATAAAATTCATGTGGAATGTCAATAGGTACAATAGAAGCAAGCGGAATAAACTCACAGTCTTCTTCCCATAGCACATGGCTACCTACTGTAATAAAGTGTTTTAATTCTGCAATACCATCACCATCACGGTCTACTCGAATCCAAGATTCTGTGACTGTAACTTCAGTATTAGCTTCTAAAGGATATATACCTTCAGAGTCCATTCCTTGCCAGTATGTTTGACCTGTTACTTCTTTACGAGCAGAGATTTCTTCACTGTAAGGGCTGTTCCCTAACCAATTACCATCAACACCTAACTCAGCCCAGACATCAGGGCTAATATCATTTGCCCATTCAGGATAATACTTACGCAGGTCAGACTTAGTCATCTCTGACTGAATTCCTACATATGCTGCATCATCGATATCTTTTGCTTCGTTACTAATTCTAAATGATTCTGGTGGTATACACTCAAGGCGAATTCTAGACTTGTCAATCTTTTTACGCAGACGAACATCTAAGTATTGAATTGTTTCACTACTAGTATCGAGCGTGAGCTCGTTGACGATTTCTAAATTTTCATCCGCAAGAATCTCGTCAAG